TGTTCAAACAGTTGTCTAATGCTGAGTGCGCTCATGGTGTAGCGTCCCACAGTGCCCGCATCTGGAGGCAGCACAATAGGAGTGCCAAACACTTCTGGACGCATGAGATGCTGCACATAATTGATGGGGTTGGCTTCTTCTGTGCCTTTGACCACTATTTGCTTATCCAGCCATGCTTCTTGTTCGTTAGGCATCCAGTAGATTAGGCTCAACACTGTCTTGTCATTGACAAGTCCTAGGTCAAGAGCAATAAGCCTATAAATGCCGCTAGTATTACGGAAGTCATAATCACCAGTTTTATAAGTGGGCCAGTTTCTAATTTGAAACACAGCTCCCTTGCCCATAACAGGAACGCCATTACGACGAGCATCGCGTTCATGAGGTAGATAATCTCGTTCAAGTTGTAGCCTTGTTGAATTTAATAGGAATGGTTCGCCCCAGGGATCATATTCAGGTACATCATCCCAGCTGACACGTATGTGTTCATAACCATCTTCATGGTTCCAAAACTTACTTACCAGTCCATTTAGACCTTTCAATGGTGTGAACGAGCAAAGAACTTGGCCTTGCGTTGTGGCAGTACGTGTTACAATTTCACTGAAGAAGTCATCAGGTGGTTGTTCGTCAAATATGGCCAAGTTCAGTTTGAAACCTTGCATCTGACGTACTTCCTGTGTGTAGTTGGCAAACAACAAATAACTGTTGCTACCACTACGGTGTTTGATCTCAACACCAATACAGTTGGCACCATCGCCACGCATGGTATCAAACACAATACATTCTCTGGGAATGGCACCTGTGCCAATGGCATCACGGATTTTGACATCATTGGTGCCTAATAATTCTGCTTGCAATACCAGCGCAACCTGACTCCAACCTTCACCAGCAACCATGGCTGTGACAGGTTTGTCAAAGCGTTTACCATCCCACCATTCAGGATAACGTCCAGTCAAGTGACATGCTGTTTCAAAACAGGTTGACACTGTTTTACCAATACGGTTGGCAGCAAGGATACCCCTACGTGGACTAGCACCAGTTCTAAAAAACTTGCGCTGATGTTCAAAGGGCCTAAAGTACTTGAGTTGGTTATAGCGCATGTCCTCTGCAATGGCAATGGCATATTCCTGTAGGCTGGCCTTGGCTCCAGGAGGCAATTGATCAATGATGTGTAGGGGTACGTTTTGTTGTTCGCAACAATAGCGTACCGCACGCCGCATGAGCACAGCAGTATCAATCATTAAAGACCTTTACTGATTTGTTCTAAGTAATAGGCAGCACGGGCAAGGTCAGCAAGTTCGCTGGTGTTGAGTCTCCATGTACTAGGTTGTCCAGGATCTTCTTCACCTTGCTTTTCAAAACTGCGCTGTAGACGTTCCATTGTGAGACGTAGGCAATGACGCACCTGTCTTGGATAACGTTGTTCAAACGCATCAAGATGTGCGCCGTTGACCTTTTGCATGATCTTTGTGTCAGCCACTGCCAAGGCCTCTAAGTCACCAGCAAGTCCTGTCGCGATGTGTGCGTTAGGATCTGGCGCTGACTTAACAGGCTTGGTAAGTATGGGACGTCTTGGAACGAAACTCGTCATTACATGTTCCAAGGATTGTCAATGGCTTGACTTGCATCACCACCTATAACAAAGTCACGGTCAATCCAGGTTTCCCATTGTGTCTTGTTGCCAATTTTCATTTTGCTCATGAAGTTTTTTAGGCGTGTGCCCATGGGAGTGATCTCACCACTTGGCCAACGAATAACCTGTTCACCTGTGCGTGGATCAACCCATTCATACTTTTCTGGTACCTTCTGTCCAAACTTGTTTACACGCTCACCAACTGCACGTTGTGCGATGGGTCCCATGACTTCATAGGTAATGGTGTTGTCAATGTACTTCTTGAACAGTACGCTACACTTTTGTCCTGTAGCTGCCCACGAAGGATCTGGATGAGGAAATGTGTCACATTGGAATTGGCTAACTGGAATGTGACTACGAATGTGATAGGGACGTGCGGGAATTGGTTTCATTGCGTCCACAGGCACAATGTCATTCTTGTCTAGGTAGGGATTTTCTCCACCAACCAGGGCTGGGTCTGGTTCACCGCCGTTGAGAATGTGCATGGCAGTTTCATATTTGAACTTGTTGCTGCGACCCTTGAGGTTCACAGTATAACCAGTTTGATCAAATACAAACTTTTCTAATTCACGGGCTGTGGGGAAGTCTGTTTGCAAGCCCTCTAGATCATATAAGGGTTCGCTGTGTGCGGGCGCTGCCGCTGTGGTTGTTGTTTTTTTCATAATAATACCTTTAATTAATATGCCGCCAGTATAGCAAAACGGACTATGACAACAGTGCTGGCGGCACCCACTGCTGAGTATTTACACGTTTAATCTTTGTATTTGTTTTTACGTGCTGTAAAGCGTTGGTGCTGATTGTCTTCAATTGATCCACCTTCAGGAACTTCATGTTCTCCAGGATTGGCTTCAAGCTGTCTAGCACGACCCTCAAACGCTCTAGAGATGTGGTCACTCAATTCATAGCGTTCTGATTTGGCATCTAGGAAGTTGCCACGCTTGGCACGGTGTGCGCCTTCATTGCCTGTGCGTGGACCCTGTGCCACGTTGACATTGTCACGTGCATGTGGATTGCGTCCAAACGACTCGTCACGTGTGTCAGCACGGTCTGCTGTGCTGTTTTTCTCAATATAGACTTTGCCTGTGTATTCTCTCATGATCATTTACCTTTGTGCATGTGCTTTAGCGTTTCAGCTAGGTGGGCACGTCGTGCCAGTGCGGGGTTCTTGCTGTGTTCAGCGCGAGCCAATTTAGCTGCTGGAATAGTTTTGCCTGCTGCCACATGTAGTTCTTTGTGTAGCACGCCTGGATGTTTAATGGCCTGTGCGATCCAGTGTCGCCCTTTTGTAGAATGTTCCATAGCTGCTCCTTAGTATGGCAATGTGGAGATTGGTACAATGTACACGTTGCCGCTGCCGTAAATGGCTGTGGTTAGAATAGTTAAGTTGCTGGCCACTAGCGGTGGAGCTAGAGGAGCAGTGACTTTGCTTTCACCAGGTTGTACAACAATGTTGGCAAAGCTGGTGCCACCTGTGGGAAACACTGCAACTTTAACTGGTGTGCCGCCTGTGGGCACTACAACGTCAAAGCTGGCACTACCGCCTGCTGTGTGATATGTTAGTGTGCTTGTGGTTGTTGCTGTGACAGCAATGGGTTCACCACGTGCGATATAGTGTGCGCTCATGATTAACGGCTAGCCTTTGTGATATAGATAGCGTCAGAGTTAGCGTATGCTGGACGTTTACCAAATGGTTCAATGGGATGTCCTTGTGCTGCTGTGCTAACAGTACGACGATTAGGATCTTTGGTAACGCTGGGTCCAATTGACTCCATACGATCCGCATGACTGTCTGAGGCATTGCCCTTACGGTTAGATTCCATGAGTCCATGATTGATCATGTCTGGATTCTTTACCATGTGTGCCATTGGATTCGCGCATAGGTGTTCACGACCATGTGTCTTGTTAACGCCATCGCCCATCTGTCCGTTAAAGGCAAACGCCTTGCCATCGCCCTGTTGCGTCTTAGCAGTGCGTGGAGCATACATGCCTTCACCCTTGTGTAAGCCTGTTGCTGTCTTACGGTTTAATGTTGTGTTTTTCATTTTACATTCCCTTTAGTTTACGCACTGCGTGATGGTCGTCTTCATGTTTGCGTCCATCTGTGTGTTTCATGTTTGCTGGATGACTGTGGCGTGTTTGCATTGCAGGATGTGCTGTGTGATGCACTTGCTCCTCAACGCCACCCGCTTGTTCAAAGTCAGCATGTTCATCATCAGAGTGCAAGGCACGTTGACCCATGCGACCTGGTCCCGCCTTGTTGTGTTCCATACGGGCTTGTTCACTGCCCTGCTTCATAACCATGCTTGTTGGGTTTAGGTTATACACACCCTTTGTTAGTTTTGACATTAGTCCATTCCCTTTGTTGAGACCTGTTCGCCCACGTCCTCTAGACTTTGTGGTGCGTTGTTTAGTTTAGCAGCCATTGTGTCTGAATGACGTACTGTGTTTGGCGCAATAGCTTTATGGTAGTGCAGACTACGTGCGCTTGAATGTTCGCTGTGATGAGCAGTTTTATGAGCAGCCGCACGCTTTTCACTGTATGCGATTGCCACTGCTTGAGGTTGTGGCTTGCCAGCAGCTAGCTCGCGTTTGATGTTTTCTCCAAACGCTTGTTTGCTGGTGCTTTTAATTAGTGGCATTGCGATATCCTTTATTATTATTTAGTCTCATTGTTACGGGATCAATTGGCCAAGCCTGGGTAACGTCTCGCGCTGGCACCATAGTTACCTGGGTTTAGGCGCTCCGTGGCCTTGTCTCCAAACGCACCAGTATCCATGGGACGAGCACTGGCACTCACAATGACCTTGTGATAGTGTTCGCTGCGTTTAGCAACATGCTCGCTGTGGTTGTTGTCACCCACGTCATGTGTGCTCACACCACTTGGTCTTTGTACGCGGGCCTTGATCTGATTGAGAGGTTTGACTGTCACGACTTGATGTTCCTTAGTTTGGCAACAGCGTCAGCAAAGGCCTCAGCTTTGGCTTGAGCCACATCTTCTGACTCCACAGTTTCAACGTGTTGACGATCAGCTATGACCTTGCCCAGCAGCACCTTGTCATAGTCTCTCACACCCGTATGGTCTCCACGCGTCAATGCTTCCACATAGTTTAGTGCAATCTGTTCAGCATAGTCTTTACCAAGGTGACGACCCAGGCTTTGCAACAAGCCATCCATTGTGATCTTGTTGGTTGATCCTTTGGGACGTCCAGCACCAGCACGTGCGCCTCCACGACTTGGCGTCTTAGATTTATAACTGCCACGCACTTTGACTGTGCCAGGCATGGC